CTTCTTTGGTTAAGAGGTTCAGTGTGTTGATGTACTTAGACAGTTCTTCACGTTCTTTCTTACGCTCAAGTTCAGACTTCTTAGTAGCTTGAAGTTGATTGGCTTCATTTCTGATACTATTGATATTTCTAGAAACATTGGCCAGTAACTTCTGTTTGTTCGTTTTGTTCAGCATGTTCAAACTGTTGATATACCTAGACAACTCCTCAAATTCTTTTCTGCGCTCACTCTCAGCTTTTCTAATTTCATGAAGTTGATTAGCCTCGTTTCTAACATTGTTAGAATTTCTAGTATTGTTGGCAAGTAATTTTTGTTTATTATTCTTTGTAAGTTTGTTAAGAGTGTTCAAATATTTGATCATTTCTTGACGCTCTTTCATGCGTTCACTTTGAGCCTTCTTATTAGCTTGAAGCTGATTGGCTTCGTTTTTGACATTGTTAAATGATTTTGAATTGTTAGACATTAACTTTTTCTTATTGGAGTTGTTCAACATGTTAAGGGTGTTAAGATACTCTCTCAACTCACGTCGTATCTTCTCACGTTCTTCACTATTTCTCTTAGTCTTAAGTTGTTCAGCCTTCTTACGCAACCTCACGTTGTCACGTGGATTCACGTCAAAGTTCTTTAGAACTAGGTTTTTGTCATTCTGCTCGAGACCCAAGTTATTCATAAAGAGAGAAAGTTGATCTCTTCTATTTTGAATTCTCTCAGTCTCCAATTGCTTAGCTTCTTGTAAAATTGCGTTAGCCGTTGAAGTGTTGTTACCAAACTTTTCCATGAAAGATTCACGGTTTTGGTTTGTTATGTCAAGATTAACCAGAGATCTGAGTAATTTTTTCCTCTTTTCCGCTCTATTCTGGTTGTTGATTTGATTCTTCAATGTCTTAGCTTCTATCTTTAGGGTACGGAGATTGGCCGATTTATCATTTAGAGCCTTCAATAAAGCGCGCTTTTTGTCGTTATTCAGACCCAAGTTGTTTGCATATGCTGATAACTCGTTTCTGTCTTTATCACGCTTTTCCTTGGCACGTTGAAGAGCAAGGTTTGTTGCACTCTTTTTTAGAGAGTTCCAATTTGTATAATAACTGTTGAGTTTCTCTGTTATTTTGGCTCTGTTTTCAGCGGTGAGATTTCCGAGGGTATTGAGATAATTCATAAACTCACCCTCTTCTTGAATAAACCTTTCTTGTTTTCGCGTCTCTACGATACCAGTTGCACGATTTTTGAGAATCTGTGCATTGACATTTGTATTGTTAAACTCTTTCAATATGCTTTGAGCATCTTTTTGGGAAATGTTTAGTCCCTTTAGGAAACTAAACAGGTCGTTGCGCATTGCAGCTCTCTGTTGTCTAGACTTCTGTCTGAGATAGGTATTAGCTTCCTTCTTGATTGCGTTTGAGTTGTCAATGTTCTGGTTAAATTTGTTTAATAATTGCATTTGTTCTTGGTTTGTGAGATTCATTCCGGATAGGTAATTTTGGAGTTCCTGTCTCTTTTCAGCCCTTTTCTGAGACTTCTTATTTTGAATAAACATATTAGCGTTTGCCTTTATCGTATTGGCATTGACATTACTATTGAACTTTTCAAGAAACTTACTCTTCTCAATATTGGTCAGACCCAAATTATTCAGATAGACTGAAAGGGCAAATCTGTCCTTGTTTCTCTTTTCCTTAATCTTCATTTGAAGTTTGGCATTCGCCAATTTACGCCCCTCATTGAGAGATGGGTTTTTATTCAAAATGTTCACTTTATTGTTGGTGTTGAGACCTAACTCATTAATGTAGTTTTCTAATTGTCTCCTATTTTGGTTCTTCCTGTTTCTGTTCTGTTTCTCTTTGAACTTTGTATCGGCTAAAATTCGTTTCTGGTTTATGGAAATATTTTGACTTAAAATACTTTTCTGTGTATTTAAGTTCAATCCCAAATCATTGATGTAGTTTTCCAATTCTTTGAGATTACGAACTTGCTTGTTTTTAGCTTGTTTTTCTTTGAGTTTAGCGTTAGCCATCTGTTTACCTTCAACGAGAGACGGGTTTTTGTTTAGAATGGAAACTCTTGTGTTGACATTCAGTCCCAAGCTGTTGATGTAATTTTCCAATTCCTGTCTGTTTTGAATCTTTTTATTTCTGTTTTGCTTTTCTTTGAGTTTAGTGTTAGCCATTCGCTTACCTTCAAATAGGGATGGATTCTTGTTCAAGATAGCACCCCTGTTATTGATATTGAGACCCAAACTATTGATGTATTGTTCTAGTTCTCTTCGTTCACTTGCAGCCTTTTCACTTGCAATCTTCTTGGCGATTCCATTCGCATTGGCCTTGAGAGTGTTGAGGTTTGTGTTTTCAATACGGTTAAGCAACTTTTGTTTGTTTTGGTTACCAAGGTTAAGACTATTCATATGAGCCAGAAGTTTCGCCTTCTTCTCAGAAATCTTACCACTTCGTAACTCTATGGCTTGCTTCTTTAGGGCTTCAACATTTAGGGTATTGGCATTATACTTGTTAATCATGATTGTTCTGTTATCATTCGTAAGTCCCAAGTCTGCAAGGAATCCTATGAACTCCTTCTTTTCCCTTTCCTTTTTCTCCACACCCCTCTTCTTAGAGAGGTTGAGGGCTTTGTTTCGGTTGAGATTACCAGAATTTATTAACGTCTTTCTGTCTTCATTTGTGAGATTCGATAGGGTACCAAGATACGAGATGTATTCTTGCTTAGCCTTGTTTCCAGACTCTGCATTTCTTTGAGCCTTCAACTGCTTAGCTTCTTGGAGCAACTTTTCAACATTTCGGTTACCGTTGCGGAACTTTTTCATGATTGCATTTTGATTCACTTGGTTGAGACCTATCTCACCCAACCGTGTATTAAGCTTGACGCGAAGGTTCTCCACGTTACCCGACATCTGGGACTTTTCCAAATTGAGTGCCTCCCTCTTTAGGGTATTCACGTTCACGTCATCATTCTTGAAACGCTTGACAAACTTATTCTTGTTAGCTTGATTGATCTTAAGAGGTGTGAGGAACGAGAGAAGATTTTGAGCCACAAGGTTCTTCTTTTCATCAATTCTCTTTTTGATAAGATTTTCAGCCAACTTTTTCATAGTGTTGGTGTTTGTCTTCTCATCAATACCCTTCACGAGATCTTCTTTGTCCTTGTCATTCAACTTGTTGTAGTTCTTGAGAAGGTTTCTAAACTCCTGTCTCTTTTTGTTGAGAACCTTATCAACTTCTTGGGAAATCAACTTTTTAATATCCATGATTAATTTGTTGACATTCGCTCCATTCTGTCTAGCTCGATCCATAAAAGCATTCTTGTCTGCCTTATTGAGAGTTGTGCTTTCCAAAAACATAGCCATCTTTTCCTCGTTACTCCTCTTGATGTTGGCCCTCTCATCAGCCTTAATTTGAGCTTCAACCCTAAGCTGTCGGAGATCATCCACAGCCATACGTTGTTTTATGTATTCACTCTCAATGTTGAGTAGTTTCAAACCATCTAGGAAAGCGAGGAATCTCTTTTCCTCCTCCAAAGCCTGTTGCGCTTCAGCTACTACCTGTTTCTTTGTAACGGTGCCAAGCTCCATCCTCTCCAAGAACTTCTTTTCACGTCTGAGACCAAGTTGTTTAATTTTGGCAACAGCTTGTTCAGTAGTTAAATCACCGTTTGGTAGTATAGCTGGGACTGGTTTAATGTTGTTCTTGGTAGGTAAAGCTGGACCTTGAGGTGGACCCACAGTGGGTTCTGGTCTAACGTTTTTGTAATAGCCTAACCCCTGATTTCCCGTTCTAAAAACATAACCGTTCTTGCTACCCTTGAACTTATTGGCAGCAATGTAATTCTTCTTACCAAAGATGCCTCCAAAAAATCCGGGTTTCTTGGGAGTGTTATTCATGGTAACTGGGCGCTTGTTCATATTAGTGGGTCTGTTGTTTCGCACTGGTTCACGAACAGCGCGTCTATTTCCACCCAAAAATGCGGGTTTCTCACCCTTTCTAAAGACATTAGCTCTAGAAAAGTTCATACCCCTCTGACCATTTGGACGAGCACCAAAAGAAGTACGTGGGCTATTGATGTTCGTACGGTTGGTGTTCACACGGTTGGTGTTCACACGGTTGGTGTTCACACGGTTGGTGTTCAAGTTGTTCACACGGTTGGTGTTCACACGGTTGGTGTTCAAACCATTGTTAGAACGATTGGTGTTCAAGTTGTTCGTACGGTTCACATTCAAATTGTTTGTTTGGGTGGTGTTGTTAACAGTGTTCACTGCTGTGTTAATTTCATTCACTGCTGTGGTTTTGTTAACGGCTACGCGGGTGCGTCTAGCAAATTTGACAGGTTCCTGTATTTTCATATAACGCAGACGTTTACCGATTGCGTCAACAATCTGACTCTTCGTCATCTGATCAACATTCTTGAGATCAACCTTACGAGCAACCTTTTTGAGGTCTGCACGCTTGGTGGAAGAATCAAACAGAAGCTCGTAGTCATTTGGCTTTAAAGGTGACTTCTTATCAACCAAATATGTACGAGACGAGTTCATGACAAGAGGGGGGAGAGGTAATTTACCTCCCTGGATATCCTCATATGCCTGACAAATCTCCTTTTTTGTTAACTTAACATCTACCCCTGTGTTGATCTTAATCAACTGTCTGAGGTTTTCTATATCCGCGTTTGGATCACACGCGTCCATCGTATATAATAAGTTAACAAAAAAGTGTAACGATTATTTATATCCCAAGTTGTACAATCTAATCTTGTCTTCGTAAGACATACTAAAGTCAAACACATTCGTGTCACCAATATCAATTTCAATTATATGTACGTCTTTACTATGTTCGCGTCTATTTACAATTGTTGAGCGAACGAGGGATTCCACAAATTGTCTCGGTGTATTTATTTCGTCCATGTATACTTTGTCCATTTTCAATTTGACACAGGTAATTTCATGGGGTTTTTTATCTAAAAACGGGGTAATAGGATACATCTCTTGTGTTCCACCGTCTACATATGTTCTACCTTGGTATGTACCACACGCAAAAATGAGAGGTATAGCCATACTCATACACACAGCGTCAATCACTTTCATCTTGGGATGAGTGTCCCGTGAGAAATACTCCGTCGTTGACGTGTTCAAACAATATGCAGACACGTATATCTTCATCTCCAACTCTTCAAATGTAGGATCACAGCCGCATATTTCAACCATTTTGTCACGTATAGGTCCCAAATCAACAAAACCAAATTTGTTAAAGAAGGAGCCTATGCGTATTTTAACAAATTCGGGGATATTCAAAGACAAAGATATGTTTAATATTTCATCAACAGACATCCCCAAAGCCAAAAACAAAGCTAAAATTGAACCTGCGGATGATCCAGATATTTCGTTAACATCTACAAGTTTGGACTCCATTGATTTTAAGGTTCCAATCATTGAGTATATACCCATTGATGCAGGACCCAAAACAAGGTATTTCATCCTCTTACTTAATAGAATTGAGGAAATTGCTTGCGAAGTAACGCGAAGACCACAGCGAACACAACGGCGTGAGTCACAGCGGCAGGGATGCTGGTCTGACCCGACTGGAACACACCGCCCGAGCCAGGTGGGAGGGTGAGGAGAAGACCTGGGCTGAGCGCAAGGAAGAGCACAGTGGTCACGATGAGATCGGTCTTGGTGAGGACGAGACCCATGGCGCGCGCGATGAGGCTGTACACGAGGAAGAACACAAGAGCGTGGAAAAAAACCGCCATCTGGTTAGTCTTTCCGTTGCGGAAAGCGAGCTTCTTGCCGTTGGTGGTCAAAAGAACACCTGGGCTGAGCGCGAGGAAAAGGGCGGCTGGAACAGCAACTTTCTGGGAAGTGATATCGGGGAGCATTTAATATATGCACATATAATTTTTAGCGTAGTCAACAAAGTGGTAAAATGTGGCACCCCTCATCATCTCTTCGTGTAGACCGTTGTCATTCACGATACGTCTGAGATTTCTCCAAATGTGGGAAAGTCTATTTTCATACCACTTGGTCTGCTCCTGGTGTTCCCAAGTAACACGTTCCTGATAGGGGTCGTGTTCCATGTAACAAAATTCGGCAAAATCTGAGAAATTACCTGTATGTTGGATATAGGCATCATACAACAACGTATTCATAGTGTCCCACATGTACCATAATTCTTCTGAATATTGGACCTGCCAGTCTTCAATATTGAGAGGAGATTCGTCGGTAAAATCTTCGTCATCACTGGCCTGAGAAGTCTCAAAACCAGCAGTGGCTTCGTATACGTATTGGCTCCAAACCATCGTTATTACTTATCTTCTTTTGGGGGCTTATCTTTTATACCAGTTAGCGAGAGAGAAGTAGACTCCTTGACTTTAAGACCGTCCTTGATCGCGTTTAGAGCACCTTCCACCTTAGCTTCGTCACCACCAAAGAACTTGAGAAGTCCGTCCTTGATGGCATCCTTATTAATACTCCCCTTACGTACCGACTTACGTAGAGAAATCTTACCTTTCCTGAGGTTAATGGTATCAATACCCTGATCAATCATATGCTTCTTGACTGATTCCTTCAATCGCTTCTCTTCTTGGTTGAGGATCTTGATATCAGATTTTGCTTCAGAAAGTTGCTTGGAGAGCTCTACAAGCTTGGAGACACTCTCGGAAAGTTCGTTTGGCACAGACATATTATATTAATTAAAACTAGACATCTAATCTTTAAGCGTTATTTAGCAGAGAGTACGCTGCATCATGTCAGGGACAATGGTGGAGTTGTTCCACACGAAGGGGTCCTTGGGGTTGGGAGGATCCGCGCGGATCTGCTGGTTGGCGTTACGGAGAGCACCACCGACGGTCTCTGGGAAACCGACCTGTTGACGAGGCTCAAGGAAGTTCTGACCAGCGAGGATGTCCTCTGGAGCAAACTCACCAAAGTCCTCGGCGGAGGCAACCTCACGGGGGAGGAGGGAAGACGCGAGGCCAACACCCTTCTCCATACCACAGCCATTGGCGGCGGCTGGACCAGCGGCAGATGGGCCGGCGGATGGAGCCATCTGGATCGCAGCGTACTCACGCTCCTTGATAGAATACTCAGACTTGTTGTTCATAGTGAAGAGCAAATAGACCAACACGGCGACGGCGAGCACCATAAGAATGTTTTGGGTACGACCCTTCTTCATCATGTTTTATATTAGGTTAACAATTTTTTTATTGCTCATCGTCAACGAAAGCATATCCTTCTGGATAAGTATCGATGATTGGGTCTGGGTGGACCCTGACCTGGACAACATTCCAAGAAGAGCCGAAAGATTTCTTGGCAAACCAGAGGCCGGCAAACTCAAGGATGACATCACAAGTCTTACCGGGCTGGACAGTTTCAAAGTCAACCTCCTCCTGCTCGGAGTTGAAAACCTTGGTAACCTCAATACGCTCGCCTGTAATCTGACCATCGGCGATACTGGAAGTGTACGCACCCTCAACAACCTTGTCGGAGAGCTTCTTGCCAAACCAGGTCTCGGCGTTGTCAACCGCCGCACTGAGGTTCTCGGTGTCAATCGCTTGAATCTTAGCAACGTTGTCCTCGGAACCGAGCTCCATCACGTTGTTTCCTGTAACATCAGCCATCTTCACCTTGTTCAACTGAACAAGGCACTTGCGCTTAGAATCATTGAGGGCCTTCACGAAATAGAGTCCGTCATCACCTTTAGCTGGAGCGTTGTAAAGCATTTTATATATGGTTTAGGTCTCATTTCTTTAAACCAACAAATGGGATAGCCGCCGACTTATTTATAACGTTCTTGGGAACCCAATCATTTCTCCTGGGATTGTAACCATAGAGTGTGTTCGTGAAATTGATATTCTTTGGCAATTTCTTGGCATTCTCGGGCCTCAAATTAAATTCATTCTTCACATAGGAATTATTGGTCACATTCTTCCACTTTAGGTTTTTGAGGTTTAATCGCTTGTTTCCTGAAGAATTCTTGTATCCATTCACGTTGACATTCTTAGTAACTGGTTTCAATCCATGTACAATTTGCTTAGATAACTTGTCCTCCGAGGGTTTGGTTGTGAAGTTCCTATACTTGAATGGATCCACGCGAGCCGCTTGAGCAACCGAAACGCGTGCGTTTTTCTTAGTGGCTGGGGCACCTCTCTTAATAATTAGGGGTTTGATACGCTTGAATATGTCATCAATAGAGTTACTGGCATTGACCTTCTTATCTAGGAGCTGTGCAAGTTTCACGAGACGCTGACGATCCTTCTCTTTCTTCTCTGGGCGAAGTTTGAGTTTACTCATCAAGTAGATGTCTTCAATCAAAAACTCTTTACTGGCTACGTATACATTGTTATTCCTCACAAGTTTACCTGTATTTTGGTTTCTGTATGTTATACCCTTACGCCGTGTGAGAACCACTTCGTAGCCAAACTCTTTGGGTCTCATGAATGGAATGTCAAGAATACCACCTAGAGTTACATTCTCAATCTTACCAGTCTTTGGGGAGTAGAATCGTATGTTCAAATCTAGAGCAAACAATTCAACGTCAATGAAAACATCTCCCTTTTTGGGATCATTTCCTGGTCCAGACTTTTTCTTCTTGATGAGTGTGTACCTACGTGTGACAGCTGGACCCGTGGAAGGCATACTGATACCCAAAAACTTGAAGAGTTTGGGGTACTTGGTCTTCATAGACATGAGCCGCTTCCTGACGCGAGTGTTCAGCTTTTTAGCAATTTCACCCATCTTATCCCACAATATGAGTTTGGTTGCTTGAAGTTTTCCAAAAAACTTTGGATTCACAGGCATTCGCGGAACAAACTTTGCGTCGATATCTGTGGTGATGATACGATTGTTGTATTCCACATACAGATTGAAAGCTTCGCCACCACTCACAATGAGATCACCCATGTTCTTCATGTGCTCAGAAATTTCACCAATAGTTTCCAAGATGATATCTCTCAAAGAGTTTGTAACCAAGAGGTACACAACCTTCTCAAAATCTTTCTTACTGTAGGTGCTGTGAACACGACTTCTGAATTTTCCAAGGTCTCTCTGTTCATTTCTGTCATAATACTTTTTCAACTTGACATCCTTGAACAACAAATTTTCATCTAAAAATTTTTTGACGACGGCTTCTGGATAAATTTCAGTGTCCATTATTATATTCTCACATAATAATATGGTCTGTAGTATAATAGACGAGTGCAGGTGCTTCGCATATGACGATGTCGCTGATCCAAAGAAGTCTCAATTCTGTGGTGTGAGACGTGGCCCCAACGTGGTGGCTTGTCCAGAGAATGACTGCTGTGCTGGTGGATGCCCTGGTCAGGTACCGGGTTTGATACCCAGAGAGCCATTCAGGATCATAGAACGCCCCTCATCCTTCAGAATGCCCGAGTATAATCCCGAACTTTACATACTCATAATGTTAATCATATTTTCACTCCTATTTCTTACGTATCTTACTTAAAGATTAACAGGCTAAGAAAGGTATAATGTCTCTTGAAACTATCCAAGCTGAAATTGCTGCCCTCCGCGCTGATGTCAAGGCTCTCACCAAGCTCGTTCGCAAGGTGAAGAACGTCCAAGAGGATCCTAACGGTGAGAAGGCTAAGGCCCGCGCCGCGAACAACGGTTTCAACCGCAAGCAGGAAATCACACCTAAGTTGCGCGAGTTCCTCGGACTTCCTGAGGGTGAGCTCATCTCTCGTTCCGAGGTGACCAAGTTCATCAACAAGTACATCACCGACAAGGGTCTCAAGCACCCCGAGAACGGTCGCCAGCTCATCCTTGACGACAAGCTCAAGGAGCTTCTCCAGCCTCCTGCTGACGTTACTGTCACCTACCTTAACCTTCAGAAGTACCTTTCTCCTCACTACGTGAAGAAGGCTTAAAAAAATAATACAATAACTTAATAAATCCCCGATATGTTTGTTTCAAAGGAACAGATTGAACAACTTATTGGTACAAAGATCAAAGATCTGACTTTGTACCAAAAGGCTTTCACCCATAAATCCGCACTCAAAGAGTATGAACAACTCAATGAATCATTTGAGACCCTAGAGTTCATGGGTGATTCTGTGTTAGGTTTTATCATCACTAAATTTCTATTTGATCGTCATGAATCTAAACAAGAAGGATTCCTCACAAAGGCTCGTACAAAACTCGTTCGTTCAGAAACTCTAGCCGCTATAGCTCTCAAGTTAGGTCTAAATGATTTGGTTCTCATGGATGAAAAGGGTATGAGAAATGGTTGGAACAACAATCCTAAGATTTTGGAGGATGTGTTTGAAGCCCTTGTGGGTGCCATCTATATGGATCTAGGTCTCCTTCACGCCAAGCAGTTTGTTCTTAGAATCTATCAAGATCCCAAATATGTGAATCTCAATTCAATCATGGTTGATGATAACTACAAAGATCATCTCATGAGGTACTGTCAAATTATGAACTTACCTTTGCCCGAATATCGTGTCGTTGCACACGAAGATGGTGTATTCTTCATTGATGCCTATATCAATAACCAATATGCTGGCAGGGGGTATGCTAAAAGTAAGAAACAAGCCGAACAAAATGCAGCCATGATATTTTTCCAACAGCTTAAAAATTACCCACAACAATAACTTAATATGCATCCGAATGTTAAAGCTCTGATTGAGAGGGAATATGCGGCGCAAAAGAGTGAAGAATGGTTAGCTCTACGCGGAAACATGCTTACTGCTTCAGATGCAGCTACGGCAATCGGAAAGAACAAGTACGAGAAACCGGATGACCTTCTACTCAAGAAATGTGGTCTAGGTGAGAAGTTTACTGGCAATGCCGCGACTCGCCACGGTGAGAAATATGAAGACGAAGCTCGTATTCTCTATGAGGAGAGACACAATGAAGTTGTGCACGAAATTGGTCTTTGTCCTCACCCAGAACATAATTGGTTGGGTGGAAGTCCCGATGGTGTATCAGAATCTGGTAAACTTGTAGAGATCAAATGTCCTCAATCTCGCCCAATTATCCCTGGTGAAGTTCCGGAACACTATATGCCACAGCTACAACTCTGTATGGAAATTCTAGATCTAGAAGAAGCCGACTTCATTCAATACAAGCCCGCGGAAACCAATTGGCCAAGGCCTGAAGAGTTTGACGTTACCAATGTGAAGCGGGATCGTGAATGGTGGAAAACCTACTTTCCAGTTATGAAAGAGTTTTGGGACAAAGTTTTGTATTTTAGGGAGCACATAGATGAACTTCCACAACCTAAGCCAAAGCGTACTCGTAAAAAAAAGGAAGTTGAACCACCCAAGTGTGAAGTTACATCACTTTCTGACGAAGACGAATATCATGAAGATTGAGGAACAATACAACCTCGCTAAAGACAACCTCAATGGTCGTCTCTTCGCACCTTATCAAAGAGAGGGTGTCCTTTGGATGCTCACAATGGAAAATCAGGAATCTGGCCCCAAAGGTGGATTTCTCTGTGACGAAATGGGTCTAGGTAAGACTGTACAAATGGTTTCTACTATGTTGGGAAACTCCCAAAAAAGTACTCTCATCGTCGTACCTAAATCTATTATCACACAATGGGTTGGGGAGATCAAGAAGTTTGCCCCTCAAATGACTGTTCATATTTTTGATGGTCCAAACCGTACCCTCAGAGAGGCTGACGTTGTGATCATGCCCTATTCTCTCCTGTCTACACACGAAGAGACCCTCATTCACAAGAAGACGTGGGACCGAATCATTCTTGATGAGGCCCACGAGATTCGTAACAAGAGATCAAAGCTCTTCAAGAGTGTGTGCCGTGTCAATGCAACTATCAAGTGGATTGTGACTGGGACACCAGTGTTCAATTCTATGGACGACTTTGTGTCACTGTGTGCGTTCCTCGGTATTGACAAAGCTCTTGTTCAAGGAATGACCAATAAGATCAAGGACATCTACATTCTTCGCAGAACTAAGGATGACTTGGCAAAAATCAATGAACGTCTGAGACTTCCTGATTGTCACTTTGAGAATGTTGAACTTGACATGTTCCCCGATGAGAGACAACTGTACGAGTTTGTATTCCAAGATGCTCAGGATACGATCCGAGAAGCTTTCAGGCACGCAATCAGTCTCAACTCTAAGAATATGGTCATCTTGGAGTGCCTCCTTAGAGCCAGGCAGTGTATGATTTGGCCTCAGATGTACTTGGATGGTATCGCTAAAAAGAATGGGACACAAGCAGAAGAGTGGATTGGGCGTTCCAACAAAATGGAAACTCTCTTCCATATGATTAACTCCCACCCAGATGAAAAGACCCTTGTGTTCTGTCAGTTTATGGGGGAGATGGACTACATCCAGAATAAGTTGGAGTGCCCCACCTTCAGAATTGACGGTTCAGTGGCAAAGGAAGAGAGGGATAAACAGGTCACACTTTTCAAAAAGGCTCCACCGGGTGCTGTGTTTATCATCCAGATCAAGTCTGGTGGCCAGGGTCTCAACCTTCAAGAAGCTACTCGCGTCTACATCACAGGGCCATCGTGGAACCCTGCGACAGAACTTCAAGCTGTTGGTCGGAGTCACCGAACTGGTCAGACCAAACAGGTTTACGTCAAGAAACTCATCTACAAAGAGATGGATACATTTGTGAGTGTGGAGGAGGAAATGATGGCTCTCCAAGGTCACAAATCTATTGTGTGTTCTAGGGTTCTCAATGACGAGAGGATTGAGAAACAAATTCCAGTAAAGAGAACTACCGAAAAGATTTCAATCTTGGACATCAAGAAAATTTTCAAAGCCTAATGTATAAATAAAATGATTGGTTCTCGTGCTCAAGTTTTCCATGGAACTGCTGACAAGACCGCGGGTGGTCTCACCAAGAAGGATCTCATGCTTGATCCCAAGGATGGCCAGATCAAGAGTGTTGCGGCCCACCAGGCTGCGCTTGATCGCATGAAGCGTGAGGGTAAGAAGCACCTTACCAAGGTGTTCAAGCCCACGAAGAAGGGTTTCAAGCTTCAGCCTAAGGAGGGTACCAAGGCGTACAAGACGAAGATGAAGAAGATGGCGTAAAAATTTGTAGGTGTAATATAAGAATGACTCTTGCTAAATGGAATGAGTCCGTGCGTCTAGCTAAGATTAAACTGGGAAAGGATCCTAAGAGCTTTACCAAGATTCAGGGTAAACTTCTTAAGGAGGCTCAAATCATATATCATATTCTCCTAATGAATAAAAATAACGGTAATAAATAAGATGAACGTTTTGGAGCGCGCCAGGAAAGCTGCGATGAACACAAACTTCCTTGACAACCAAAAGCGTCGTATTTATGCGACCAGTAGGGGTGCGATGTTCACGAAGATGCCTGGTGGATACAGGAACTACAACCCCATCCCAAAGTACAAGAATGTACCTGGATCAAAGATTGTAACTCGTCTTTACTAAAGCTGAAATTGAAAACCCTTTAGGTTTTGTGGCTCATAGACTACAAGCTGGTAGAGCTTCCAAGTACACCCGAACTTTCTGTTCAAGAAATACACACTATTGAGTTCAACAATAGCATGTCCACTGTTTCTTGCATAGAGACCATTTGAAACTTCAGTCTTGATGGGATTCTTGTCCGCGTCATAAACTGCAGCCTTGATGAGACTGTTATGATCTGTGTCAACCTTCACACGAAACTTCGGTTCACGATCAGGGCTTTCCTTAATATTAGAGTTGAACATTGGTTTGAGTTCCTCCTTCGTCATCTTCTTGTTGAAGATCTTTTCACTTTGATCAACGACAGCATCAATGATCTTATCTTCAATAGCTCGTAGAGATGTGTAAAACCTGTTAACGTAACTTCCCTCCTCATCATACCCCTTTAGTGCAAAATCCACGTTGTATTTAGTTGGTCCGACTTCAGGTGTAAAACCAGAGACACCGAATGGCATGTAGAGTCGTGGAAATTGGATCCTCATGGGAGTACCCTCCTTCGTAGAAAGTACAATTTTTCGGTTGTTAAACTCAGCAATTTCCAAGTTTTCGATAGCGTCGGTAATTTTAGACATTTGTACTACGTGAATATATGGTTAAAACTTTAAGCTGAACAAGCCACACATTCTGGTTCAAGGCTGAATTGAATTGGTCTAGCCTTGGCCTTGGATCTCAGATAATACATACCCGTCTTGAGACCCTGCTTCCAAGCATACATGTGCATGGAGGAGAGTTTAGACATCGTGGGACTTTCCATGAAGAGGTTCATACTTTGGGATTGATCAATGAAACGGCCACGTTGTGCCGCCATGTCAATGACATCCTTCATCTTGATTTCCCAAACGGTGCGATACAACTTCTTAATGTCATCTGGAATGTCCACAATGTTTTGGATAGAACCACCCGCCTTTACCATGAGGTCCTTCATGTCCTTGGACCAGAGGCCAACATTCTTCAGATCGTCAACGAGGTGCTTGTTGACAACCACAAACTCACCGGCTAGGGTGCGACGGAGGTAGATATTTGTGGTGTATGGCTCAAAACACTCATTGTTACCCAATATTTGTGCTGTGGAGGCTGTGGGCATTGGAGCCATCAGAAGACTGTTTCGGAGACCCTTAGTCTTCACGCGTTCCCTCATAGCGTCCCAATCATAGTGGAGCTTTGTCTCCCCCTCCC